ATATATTGTACCAGATACTCTAGAAGACGCGAATGATACTATCGAAAAATTTACTAGATGGTCTCATAATAACGATCAAAAAATAAACACTGTTGAATATAACCCTATTAAGATGGGTGTTGTGCAAGGAAAAAGTTGGAATGATTTGATTGAATGTTATGAGTTTATGTCTAAACATGCTGATATGATAGCCATCAGTTTTGATTATTCTTACTACAATATTACTGGTAAAGGTGATACTCGTCTTGAACAATACATGTCTGGAAGAAGGAGACTTATTAAACAGTTGATTGATGAGGGTTATTGGAATTGGGAAAAGCCTCACCACTTGCTAGGTTGTAGCTTAGCTCGTGAGTTTAGATATTATGTTGATCATGACATCTGGAACATTCGATCATGTGATACATCTAATCCAATTGTCGCAGCTATTAAAGGTCTTAGATATAGAGATGATCTAGGGTTGACAACTAAACCGTCAACTCTTCTAGCAGATTTAATCAATCATGAACTAGATGATGACCAATTAGATCTTGTATATTACAATACTAAAATGTTTAAAAAGATACTCAAAAGATGATAAACGGTAGGTCATGGTTCGCATTCTTTAGCCACACCGGTACAGAAATCGTCAATATATGTAAACGGCTGGATATTGCACCGGATTGTATTATCACGACACAAAAGCCAAGCAGTAAGCAGATTAATCCAGAGCTTAAGAAATTAGCTAGCTGTATCAAGTATATATGCAACACGCCAGATGCTAATGATTATTACAATATTTTAAACGATTGTGATGGTGAGTGTATATGTACATTACATGGATGGATGCGTATAGTACCCAAATCGATATGCAAAGATTTTAAAATGTATAATCTTCACCCGGGTCTAATATCTAAATACCCAGAATTGAAAGGTAAAGACCCACAAAAGAGAATCGATCCAGAGAGGCATACTAAGATAGGTGTTGTGATACATACTGTAACACCAGTAGTGGATGGAGGTGTAATCTGGGCAGAAGCATCATGCCATAATGTATACTCCGGAGAAGAAGCCATCACTGTCAGACTTCATGATATGGCAACAAGTCTGTGGTGTGATTTCTTTGAGAAAATACTCATGAAATAATGAAATCTACAAAAGCATACAAGAATAACGATTTTTTAAACTCTCGGCCGGCGAGAGATATTCGAGTTATGTGTGAGATGGTAGAGTGTCGTGAGCGTCTTAAGAAAGAAGGTATTAAAGATTTAATTACATTTTTTGGTTCTGCGAGGACAAAACCGACAGAAAAATACTATAAAGATGCTCATGAAATTGCATATAAATTATCTACATGGTGTAATTTAAACATGCCGGAGTGTGGTATCTCAAGTGGTGGAGGACCTGGTATAATGGAAGCGGTAAATAAAGGTGCTTTCGAAGCTGGTGGAAAGAGTGTTGGTATGGGTATCAGCCTTCCATTTGAACAGTTTAATAACAATTATATTAGTAATAATTTAGACTTTGAATTTCATTATTTTTTTACTAGAAAATACTGGTGTGTATATCTAGCAAAAGCGTTTATTGTAATGCCTGGTGGAGTAGGCACCATGGATGAGCTGTTTGAAGTATTAACTCTTATACAGACTAAAAAGATTACACTACCTATACCCATCGTCTTATATGATAGCTCCTTTTGGAGCTCTGTGGTTAACTTCGACAGTCTAGTTAAACACAAAACCATTTCTCCCAAGGATCTGAAGCTTTTCCGTATCTGTGATGAACCAGATGAAGCTGTTAAATACGTAACTAAGCGTCTTAAGAAATATTTTGTGTAATGGTACCATGGAGATATCTAAACTGGAAAGGGAAACTAAACACAATATTTGGTACAATAAATTTATTTTGTGCAATAATATTAGCATCAGATGGTGACAATCTTTGGTGGTTAAATTTTACTATTGCATTTTTCTGCTTTATGGCTAATTATATGACGATTAATCAAAGGAATGAAAGAGAAGAATAGACAGTTTGATACAGGAGCTCAACGAGATACTGGAGAAGGTAAATTGAGAATGAGCTTAATGCCACAAGAAGAGTTAAAACGCGTGTTAAAGAGATACTTAGATGGTGCAGAAAAGTATGGGGAAAACAATTGGATGAAAGGCATGCCGTTAGAAGTGTATTATGACTGTGCTCATAGGCATTTAGAGGCCTGGTGGAGAGGAGAAGATGATGAAGATCACGCCTCTGCAGTAGTATGGAACATGCTTTGCGCCATGTGGACACAGGAACATCTACATATACTAGAAAATGGTCATCATCTAGATAATAGACACAAATATCCAACAGGTGCGAGATGAGTAAAGGTAGTAGACAAAGACCAACAAATAAGTTGCAGTTTGATGAAAACTATGATAAAATTAATTGGAGTAAATCAAAACCTAAGAAAAAGAGAGTAAAGAAAAAGAATGATAGTTAGTTTCACCGGAGCACAGAGTACAGGAAAGACAACCCTAATCAATGAGCTTTCTTGTTTATTACAATCAGCGGATTGGACTATAGTACCAGAGGTTACTAGATTGGTCAAAAGACAATTTGATGTTGATATAAATGAATTAGGTGGTGATGACACACAGGCATTAATCATCACACAGCATTTAATTAATTCATTGTCTCATAAAGATAATGTTATTATGGATAGATGTATTATCGATGGATTGGTATATACAAACTATCTTTACAGTGAAGGCAAGGTTTCAACCGATATAGTATGCTATGCAGAGTATATGTTCAATAAGCTGCTACCTAAGCTCGGTCTTGTATTTTATACCTCTCCAGAGGATATACCTCTTGAAGATGACGGTGAAAGAAGTACGACAACATCATTCCGTGATGCAATTATTAGTGAGTTTGAAGATATGTTATTCTATATAGATAAGCAATATGAAGGTCCGGAAGTTATACGATTGGAAGGATCTGTAGAAGAGAGATTAGATATAATCACTACATCACTTAATAAACTAACTAATTTAAATATTGAAACAACTTTAAAATAATGACTACACAATTAGATAATAGTAATATAACAGTTCACTTAGGTCAAACCAGTGAATATAAATCTCAATACGATTCAACGCTTCTAGTTCGAGAACCACGAGCAAATAACAGAAAGCATCTAGATATTCAAGATGATGACTTACCATTTGTTGGATATGATACCTGGAATGCATATGAAGTGTCAGCATTAACAACAAACGGTCTACCCGTTGCTGGTGTTGCGAAGATTGTATACCCGTGTTATAGCCAGTATATCGTAGAGAGCAAGTCTATCAAATTATATTTTAACTCATTTAATATGTTTAAGTGTGGCGAAACTCCGGAGGATGTGCTGCAGTTTATCACGACTCGCGCGGTTGAAGATCTTTCGATGCTGTTACATACAAACGTTGATGTATATATCGAGGCTGCAGATACAAGTAATCAAGGTGTATCTGTGTTTAATGCAAGTAAATACCAAACACTTGAGAGAATGTTTACTAGTGATTATCTTAAGTCTATAGAGATAACTCAATATGCCGAGTCACCTGAACTACTAGAACATGCCCCTATGACTGATGACGTAACGTCTCATGAAGAGTGGTTTCATAGTGCTCTCTTAAAAAGTAATTGCCGCGTTACATCTCAACCAGATTGGGGTGATGTTTATATTTATATCAAGAGTCATCTACCAGTTGATCCTGAGAGTCTGTTGCGTTATGTTATATCGTTCCGCGATGAGTGTCACTTTCATGAAGAAATTTGTGAGACGATATACAAGCGAATGCTTGACGTATACAGTCCTCAGGATCTCTGCGTAACATGCTTATATGCTCGTCGTGGTGGTATTGATATTAACCCTACTAGAGCTAGTTCAAAGGATCTTATTAGTGAAACTCTAATTGATCCTACTGTATCACATTTTAAGACACCTAAGCAATAGACACAAAAAAAGGGCGCCTATCATTTCAGCGCCCTTAGAATGTGCCTTGTAGCTTATACTTAAATATATATTACATATACACTGATGAAGCACCCGGTGTGAACGATGCACCAAGATTCTTAACGAGAATCAAGTGGTAATAAAGATCAGCACCAAAGATGTTGTCAACAACACCGTAGCGTGTTAACAGACCAACTCGAGGCGCGAAATCGTTAGGACCGATCGTACGTTGTACCATCACGGGAATGTACGGGCAGTAAATGATACCTGTGTCATAGAACTCAGGTCCCTTATATCCCAGAAGAACGTAATTAAGTTCGTTCGGGTCTGTAAGAGCATTATCAGGGTACTGTCCGGATCCTGATCCGGAAAACTGTGGGTTTTGGGCTTCTGTCCGTGTATCGCGATATACGTTAAAGCGACCGCCGAGGTTACCAACACGAGCAATACCAACAGGTTGAGTGTTGACATTGCCTTGAACTTGCATCCACTGGAATTCAGGGAGCATTTCAAGGATGGCGCAAACCTTAGGTGTAGCGATTACGAAATTCGCAGCTCCACGTCTATTGCGTACTGCAATGCGGTTTGCCTCGACAATGATCTTAGCGTATAAGTCACGGTTGCGTTCTGCCATCCAACGTCCGTCAGCTGTGCTAGGTGTCCAGCTGCTGTATCCCTTTCCGGAACCAGCATTCAGGGCGACTTGAACCATCCTCATGATCATTTCACGATCGATTTCGGCTTGAATTTCGTACGACATAGCGTTCGTTAATTCAGTGTCGATATCAATACCGTTCATGTTCTTCAGATCTTGCTCAAGTTCTACACTCCAGCGAGCAGCAAGTCTACGTGTTCCAGCTTCAACAGCGGTCTTCTCAAAAGAGATTTCCATCTGAGGAATCTCACTAGTGAGCTCATAGTTAGCAAGCGTCTCAGCAACACCTTTATCAGCGTCGGCAAATACCCACTCACCTGTTTTACCAGACAGAGCGGCATTTTCAACACCAGTGAAGCGTGAATCAAGGTATTGGTAACCAGCTTCTCCGGTTCCGGAGCCGTGGGTACCACCATGATTTCCAGCACCTGCGGAACTGTCACCCTTAGAGGGTCCAGCACCGAGAGCTTCTTCTTGATACTTGTAACGTAGAGCAAAAGCGAGACCAACAGGTCCACTCATGGGCTGAACACCAACGATTTCGTTAGTAATCAGCTCAGGAAACGTACGACGAATCATCGGGATGAGAATCTTGGGAAGTCGAGCATCACCGGTCGCATAGGCGGAATCGCCTGTGGGGGTGAGTGCTCCACCCGTTGCTCCTGCACCAGCAGTAGGACCACCGAAAACGGCTCCTGTACCACCAGCAACATTGGCTTCCTCAATGCACCAGTTCTCTTGGTTTTCCAAAAGAATGGCTGTATTAAGGCGGGTGTGATCGTCCTCGATAGACTGTACATTACTCGAAGAGTAATCAAGTACCGGGGACCACTTCTCAAGGAGTGCAGATGCACGCGACTCATCAATATATGATTGTGCGGGTTTTACTTGTGACATAGCTTTTTTCTCCTTGCGTCGAACTCAGATCATCTAGATCTCTACTACAAAAAATGATTA